GCAAGGCGCTCAGACTCGGCAGCCTGAAGCTTCAAATCGTTCTCGCGCTTCTCGGCTGCCGCCTTCTCATCACGGGCGCGCTGAGCTTCGGCGTCGCGTTGACGCTGGGCCTTTTCCTCGGCTTCCCGTGTGGCACGCTCCGCAGCTTCGCGGGCAATACGCTCTTCGTGATCCCGCTTGTCGCGCTCTTCCTTTTCTTTGCGAAGGCGAGCCAGTTCCGTCTGTTCAGCTTCGTACTGCTGTCGGGCCGAGTGGGCGGTACGAAGGATGCCCAGCGCCTTGTCTTTGGCGCGGGCAGCTTCTGGCTCGAACTCTTCCCAGTCGGCGCCAATGGCGAGCGCCTCAAGCTTTTCGATTCGGTCGGCCAGGTCTTCGGCGGTGATCCCGTCCAGATCCACGGCCAGCAGTCGGATACGCTCAATCGCGTCGTTGTGCTTATCAACCCGGGCATCCTCGGCGGCCTGCCACTCATTCAGCGGGCGGCGAACCTCTTCCTGCCATGAGTCCAAGGTGTCACGAACGCGCTTGCGCTCGGCGTCGATCTTCTTCGGCACTTCCTTCAGATCGGCGACCAGCTTCTTGCCGACCTCGTCCAGAGCGGTTTTGGATCGGGCAACCTTGTAGGCCATGGAGGCGATCGCATCCCGACCCTTGCGGGTGCTGATGTCCGGCGTGAAGCCGTCGATCTCGGTGCGGATCTTCTGCAGCCAGGGCTCAAGGCCCTTTTCAGTGCTGTAGACAGCGAGGGCGGTTTCTTGCGGCGGCACTACGGCCAGTTCGGTATTTGCGGACATGGGGAATCCTTGCCGCGATGTTCGCAGCGTTTGAAGGTGTGGATTATTGAGTGACGCGATCAGCCAGGGCGCTGAGCAACATCAGGAAGGTGTAGATAGCGAGGACAGGCAGCGAGCCGCGCCAGATCAGAACGCGGCGCGCCCATTGTCGGGAGGTCACCGGAACACCCTGTAGGTGGTCGAGTGCGGCACCTGGCAGACGTCCGAGCCACGGGTAGCTGCATAGTCAGCCATGACGATCAGGAGGCCGCTTGCGAGGATCCAGAACATGCACTTCATGGTCGAGCCCTCACCACGATACGACCGCCCTTCATAGTCGCAGCCAAGCGTCGTGGTAGGTCGGCGACCAATTCGTCACGACCTCGGCCGATCACTTCATTGAAGGGGAGACCGAAGCCGAGCAGGGCGATCTTGCGCTCGATATCCTCGAGTTGTTCGTCGAGCAGAGTTTTGACGGGGGCAGTAGTCATGCGGCACGTCCTTGCCGGCGCTCGTAAACACGGCGCAGGCGCTCGGTATAGTGGGCTTCCTCGGTCGCGCTGATGATGCTCAGCGTGCGGAAGATCAGAAGCGCGGTGTTGGCCGAAGCCTTGACCGCGACGGCGCTGCATTGCGGGTCGATCATGCTGTCGATGTAGCCGTCGAGCATGCCGGTGGCCAGGGCGTGGTTACTGGTAGTCATGCTGCCCACCGTCCATTCCGACGCCGCGTGTTGGCATCAATCTCAGCCCACAACGCCGTCTCGATCTCCCGGCCGTACTGCTGGGTGAGAGCTGCAAGCGACCAGTAGGGTTGAGCGCTCATCCGCACGCCGTCATCGTCGTAGCAGAACGCCGAAACAACCTTGAACTCAATCTCGCGACTTCCGTAGAAGTCCCAGTCGCTGTTCCAGGCATTGAACGCTGGCGGGATGTTCTCGCAATGTGTCACCTCCACCTGGAGGACGAATCCTTCAACAATTACTTCGTAGGTCATGGTCGCCTCCAGAGTGGCGGTAGATCAGGAGTCTGCTGCGATATCGGCGAGGATTTGTGCCTTGCGCTTCTCGAAGCGGGCGCTCCAGGTTGGCCTGCCATCTACGCGCCAGATGGTCGTGCCACGCTTGCGGAGCTTCCGGGCCCGAGCCGGCGAAATTTGATTCCCCCATTTCTCGGTACGGTAAATGGCTTCCCAGTACTCGACCGTCTCGCGCTTGTCATACTTGTAGTACCGGCTGCTGGGCTTGTTTTTCGAGAGCCATTCGCTCACCAGCGATACGTCAACTGTGGCCGAGCTGAAGACGTAGCAGCGCGCAAGAGACTCAAGGGTGCCGACGCCGATCTGCGCGGTTGGCACGCCAACATCGGCGCCGCACGACCAGACCTGACCCTTGCATTCCAGCGTTGACCCATCTGTAAGCTGGATAGTGAACTCCCGCCCGGCGAAGGCATCGCGCGATCCCGGCTCAATCTTCAGGAAGTCGTAGAAGCCGCCGTCGTTCGATACCAGAAGGTTCCCGGTGCGCTCGTAAACGCAGCGGGGCATTTCATCGAGCAGTAGGAACGTCTGTCCCTGCTTCGTCCTGATCACATCAATGATCTTCGGCATTACGGAAACCTCTGTGATTGATCCAACAAAACTCGGCTGCACTCAACCATTCCGCTGGTTGCCGTTGGGCGCGGAGGGGAGTGCATGCGGGTGGTGGGTTGATGCAGGGGGCCGCATTGCGCGGTGAAGAATCGTCCGCATCGGGGTGTGATTTGGAAGGGATTCGAACCCAAAAGACTTACGTCGATTTTGGCAGCGCTACCTAGTCGACCGCACCCCGCACGCAGGGCGCCCCTGATCCGCCGAGGCAAACTCCAAATCACACCCCGATGCGCTCTCATAGAGAGGATCGGGCATACAAAGCCCAAGTTAAGGGGCTTGAGGTGGGTGGGGTTGGTTAACGCAAAGGGCTTTGACCCCACTTGTCGAATCCGTTACCAGTCAAAGGCTTTGCGTTGCGTGCTTTTTGTTTGCTTTCGATATACGCAGCGGCGTCACTGTGCGAGAGGAACATCGCCACCAGTTGCCCACCATCAATCACGCGCACCATGCTTGCGGTGTTGCAGCCTCTTTCGGCCGGAAGGATTTTGTAGGTCATCTCGTCTTGCTCCGTTGTTCGTTTGATTTCCCGTCTGGCCCTGTCCCCAAGGCCAGCCAGTGAAATCTGTTGTCTCCACCACGCGCATCGCCCGATTCATATCTCTGGCCAGGTCACACATTTCGTGTTCGGTGTTCTTCCTGGCTGGCTTGCGTGGTTTCGCGTACTCACATGAGGGAGTACGGCAGCTATCCAGAGGCTGCATGGGCGGCGATTTAGCTTCTTCCGACCCAGGTAATGGCCTGGGTACGTCGCGGTGGTCACGTCAGACTGTTAAAGAGCGGCGGGTCTGTTGAGGCCCTGGCCCGTTTGCGCTTGTGTTTCGTTGTGCAAGTCGGCTTGCATTTATAAAAGCATGCTTGTGATTCGAATGCAAGCACGCTTGTATTTATTTTCTCTACTGTATATTTAACCAGTATCAGTGGAGGGCATATGAGCAAGCAGCAGAAGAAGGGGATGCAGCAGGAACCGCGTGCGATGACGGGGCTTGAAAAGCTGGGCCTGCGTGTCTCATCAATGATCAATCACCCGATCGCACAGGAGCGCCGGGAGGTGACGATTCATCGCCTGGACACGGATGGCGATCGGGAGTGGGAGGAGGTGATGGGGCTGATAGCCGAAACGGACGCGATTGAAATGACCTTCAATGACGACGAGTCGGTGACTCTGCGGTGGGAAGCCCAGGAAGGCGATGAGCGGAGGAAGCGCCTTTCTGACGCGCACAAAAAAGCCCGCGGCAAAGCGGGCTTCTTGAGGGGAAAGATTTAGACCAGGTGCGCATTCCAAACGAGCAGCACGCGCGCCTGGATGTAGGTCATATCCCGGCGAATCAGGCGGTCCTTGTGCCTGGTGTTGTCCGAGATCATCTCGAAGTGCTCTTCATCGGCGACCTGCAGCCGCTTGATGTAGATGTGATCATCCCAGTAGAAGAGATAAATCCCGTCTCCTGTGAATTCCCGGATATGAACATTCACGATCAGCGGATCGCGGTGCTTGATCGTGGGCTCCATCGACTGACCCCAACCGGTAATCAACTTCAGGTGGTAGTGCTCTTCGAACTCCACGCCCAGCTCGCGCAGATGGCTTGGGCTGACGCGAATGTCCTTCAACATCTCAGGGAAGTCATGCGCTGACTGTCCACCGCCCATGGCTGCGCGTACGTCGTAGTGCGCAATCCACACTTCGTCGCCAACCAGGCCCGGCCGGGAGAAGTCAGCCGTAACGACATTGGTCGACTCTTCGGCAGCAGCGAGCAAGCGGTTGCGCGCATCCTCGGAAAGGTTCTTGCCTTTATTGGCCAACATATCGCGCACGATATCGGCTGCGGAGGTTTTCTGGTTAGTTGCGGTGTCTTCAGGCTCCACTGCGCCCGTCTTGCGCCGCGGCGGATCACCTTTCCCTGCCAATAGCCAGTCCACGGTGGTGTCGTATCCCTCCGCGATGGCGATCAGGTTCTCGTTCTTTATGTTCTCGGTGTCACCGGCAAACCACTGGCGAACAGCTTCGTAGCTGACGCCACAGGTGTTTGCCAAGTCGCGCTTGAAACCGCGCACACCGATATCCGGCTTTCTGGCCAGAACAAGTTTTGTAATTCGGTCAGTTGTCTTCATGCCAGCAAATCTACAAGAGAGCTTGTCAAGCATGCTTGCCTTGCAAACACAAGCATGCTTGAATATGAATTAAGCAAAGGAGGTCGGCATGACCAAAACACAAGCAATCAAGCATTTCGGCTCTGTCTCAGCGCTCGCGAAGGCCCTCAGCGTTACCTACGAGGCCGTGCGCCAGTGGGACGGCGTTCCGGAACTGCGCCAGTACCAAATCGAGCGGATCACCCAGGGCGCGCTGAAAGCCGAGCAGAAGTCACAAGCTGCGTAGGCATGCCGCCAAAACCCATTCAGCCCATTCATTACTTCAACAGCCACGAAGGAAAATCGCATGTACATGGACCCCAATCAAAAGCGCGCCATTCCGGTGAAGGTTCGTTTCGAACCTGTGCTGGATCGGATCCTGCGCAAAGCCGCGACCAAAACCCGCATGCAGCACGCCACCTACCTCTACGAAATCATCGAGTGGGCAGTGGCCAACGGTGTGATCGAGGAGCTGATGCAGGACAAACAAGAAGATATCGCGGGCTGAAGCCCCTTTGGAGGGCCAAATGACCGTAGAGCTTGAAAGGCTGCCTCCGCAGACGCGGAAGAGGGTGGAGGAATTGATGCGCGTCAACGGCTGGAGCTTCAACCAGGCCATGAACGAAATGTTCGAGGCTGCGGTGGCCAGCGGCGCGCTATCGGTAGTGGGACGAAGGAAAGCACACGTGCTTCATCTGGTTACCCCAATGAGGGTCTCAGGCAGGGACTCTTCGGGGTAACCCGGAGGGCCTCTGCTAAATCCGAGACGAAAAAAAGCCGGGGTAGTGACCCGGCTCTCTTACAACGCGTTGTGGAGCAAATCATGCACCAATCAATCCAAACGATCAATCCCCCGGCCAATGTCGCGACACGTTTTGCCGGATCTGAAAACGTGTCGCGTACAACTATGTCGTCTCGCGAGATCGCCGAGCTCACAGGGAAGGCCCACTTCCATGTGAAGCGCGACGTCCTCTCGATGCTCAAAGACCTCGGCGAGGATGCATCCAAGTTTGGATGTATCTATCTCGACCCGCTGAATCGCGAGCAGACCGAATACATGCTTGATCGCGAGCATACCGATTGCCTGCTGACCGGCTACAGCGCCGCTATGCGGATGACGGTGATTCGCCGGTGGCATGAACTCGAAGCACGGGTCGCTCAACCTCTGCAGCTATCCACGATCGAGATACTGCAGATCGCCCTGGAGTCTGAAAAGGCCCGCCTGTTGTTGGCCGCCCAGGTGGAGGTCCAGGCCGAAAAGATCCACTCCATGGAGAACTTGTTCAAGGAAGGGATGACCCACACCCAATTCTGCAAGGGGCTCAATGGGGTCAACGTCATGCAGGTGGGCAAGTTCCTCGAAGGTCGCAGCTGGCTCTACAACGAGAGCAAATCCGGCCAGCGCTTCCGTGTGGCGTCCTACGCCCGCGACAAGTACATGACCGAGCATCAGCACGAAGTCACTCCCCACGGCAAAGAGCCGTTCGTTTCCTTCACGCCAGTTCTGCTCAAGAAGGGTGCTGTGCGCCTGTACGACCTGTACCTGGCTGGCGAGATGCCAATGAAGAAGACCTGGGACGGACTGTTCACCCACGACAAAGCATTGAGGGCCGCGTAATGGCCGGGGACTGGATCAAATTCGAGCTAGCAACCATGGACAAGCCCGAGGTCTGCCAGATCGCTGACCTCGCTGACATTGATCAGGATGCGGTGGTCGGCAAGCTCATGCGTGTATGGGCATGGTTCGATCAGCAAACCGAAAAAGGTAACGCTCCAAGCGTTAGCAAAAAGTTACTCGATCGTTCTGTTGGCGTTAGCGGATTCTGCGATCACATGAAGGCGGTGGGTTGGATGGCTGAATCTGACGGTGTTATCAGCCTTCCTCATTTCGAGCGTCACAACGGGAAGACCGGTAAAAACAGGGCTTTGACGGCCAAAAGGGTTTCAAACCACAAAACCAAAGGTAACGCTGGCGGCGTTACTTCTGCGTTACCTAAAGAAGAGAAGAATAAAGAACCTCTCTCTACGCGTGAGTCTGTTGATCCTCGCATGCCGAGCGAAATGACCCTCGACTGGCACCCAGATGACAAGCTGCTGAAAACTTACTCAGTTCATTCAGGTGTAGCGCTGGACCTGTTCACCGAAGAGGCGCGACGCGCATTCACTGCCCACTACGAGCCGCGCGGCCAAGTGAATACCCAGGCCGAGTGGGTACAGATGCTGGTCAAGTGGGTTTTGAACGACCGCAATCGTGCTGCGGCGTCGAATGTTAGGCATTTCCCGGCGCGCTCAACCGCCGAGCCTGACTTCGATAGCAGTGCCTGGGCTGATGGCCTTGTGGTGAGTCCATGAAGCCTGCCAATCAACTGATGGCGACAATGGGCAACCTGCCTGCGATCGAAACCCGCCAGCAGCTTCCAATCACGCCCGAGACAGCGGAAGTGGTGAACGACCTTTTCCGCCGCCTCCGAGGGATTTTCCCAGCGTGGCGCCAGGCGTGGCAGTCCACCGAAGCGCTCGACGCCGCTAAGGCCGAGTGGATCAAGGAGTTCGCCGGCGCCGGTATTCGCTCGCTCGAGCAGATTGAGTTCGGCATCCAGAAGTGCCGCAAGCTGAAGAAGCCTTTCGCGCCGAGCGTTGGTGAGTTCATCGCGATGTGCACGCCGAGCGCCGAAGACTTCGGCATGCCGACCGCCGCCGATGCTTGGGTGGAAGCCTTGATCGGCACTTACAGCCACGACGGCGTGCGCATAGCTGCCAACGAGACCGGGATCTTCGACTTGCGGTCTGCCAAGCAGGAAGACAAATCGCTGCGTGCACGGTTCGACCGGGCCTACGCGATCGTCATCCGCCGCGCCCAGGAAGGTAAACCGCTCGACGGCAAGATCCTCACCGGCATTGGCCACGACAGCCAGAAGACCGAATTCCAGCAGGCCAACGACCTGGCCGACCAACAAGCCCAGGCTCGAATCATTCAGCAAGGCATTCCCGCCGACGGCAAGTCTGCACGCGCACTGCTGCTGGCCACGTTCGGCAAGAAGACCACGGAGAAGCGGACATGACCGACTACACCGAACTGAAACGGCTGGCCCAGGCTGCCCCAGAAGGCCCATGGTTTGGGCCGGAATACGCGCCGGGCACCAGCTACGTTTTCGATGTCGACCTCGGAACACTGCTGGAA